ATGCGCATGACCTCAGTGCCGCCCTCACTAAAGGCGATAGTGTCGGCAGCAGGAGAGAAAATGCCTGTGTTTGTATCGCCTGTGAAGGTGTAGCTGGGGGCGGATGCAGAACCAAGAGGTGCAGCAATAGTGCTGGCAAGCGAAACAGTGCCGTTCAGCGTGGTTGTGCTGGTTCCTGTCGTGGAACCAATAGTGATGGCTGTGGTCGATCCAGCCAAGCCGCCCGTGCCAAGATTTATTGTCTTGGTGCTGCCAGAAGCCGTCGCGCCAGCTTGGATGTTGGCGGTTTGGCTGACGGTGGATTGGCCGAGCGTGATCGTGCCTGTCTGTGAAGCGCCGCCAGCGGTCCAAACGCCGGTAGTCTGGGAAGTTCCGAGATTGATTGCGGCGGTTGCTGCGCTAAAAGTAACAGCATTCTGCAAAGTAGCAACGCCAGCTATTACCGCAGAGTTTACAACGCGAAGGCTGTCAGTGCCAAGTGCATATTGACTTGTTAACGTGACGTTTGTGCCAGCGGCGGGCTGGGTAAAATAAGTCCCATAAAGAACCGTTACTGTTGTAGGGTTCGATGCAGCCAACGTCTGAGCGGCAAAGTTGTTGATGCGGATATCCGTCACAGTCCCAGTGCTGCTCGTATCGGTAAATGTAGCCGCGCTCTGCACCATGTTGATGCCGCTGGTCGTCCATGCCGTTGCCGATGTCGGTGGTGCGGTAAAGGCAGTGAATGCAGCAGGAGAACTTGTGCCGAAGCCAAACCGACCACTTCCATCAACACGGAACCGCTCTGAGCCGTTTGTGGTCACGACCAATGAGCCTGTGCCTTTGGTGGTAAGGCCCATGTTAATATTTGTGTCTGATCCTAAAACAGACAAAACAGGAGTTGCGGTTGTCGCCGCGCCTGATAGCCGCCAGTAATTTGCGGCCCCTGTTTGAACCTCAAAGCGAGTTGTGCTTTGAACCGCGCCCGTCCCTTTAGCTGTTAACCTTAAGTTACGGTCTGTGTCAGAACCTTGAGCAGAAATAGTAGGGTCGCTGCCTGTTGCAGAGCCTGTGACTTGAACGTAGTTTACTGCGCTAGCAGTATCCGTCACTTGGAGTTGTGTGGCAGTCTGCCCGACTACAAGGTTACCCGACGCATCATAATTAACCGACTTTTCAGCCGGATAGGTGACGAAGACGTCCTTGGTGCCTGCGGAGAAGTTAACGAGCGAACCGCTGTTACTCGAAGATAGCACCGTATCGCGGGACAGCGTAGGGCCAGCACCTGAGTATGTACCGATGCCGACTTCCCACTGACTACCCGCGTTAATCGTGTAGTATGTCGTGTTGCCGTTGCCGACCGCACTAAAGCTCTGGTACCCCGTAGGTGGAGTACCGCTGAGCGTTATCGTACCTGTACCGGTGGTAGTGGTAGTATCGCGTACGCGGTCAGCAACATTTAAGGGCATTGGTTTTCCTTATACGATGCGGATAATGGCAGTGGTATTAGAAGCCGTCGGGAAGATGATGGTGAAGTCACCGTCTGTCGAAGATTTATCCGAACCGAAGTCCAACGAGGCAACTGCAGCGTTCGTCAGCGTAGTGTTCGCGTTCGAGTTAGCCGAAGGCGTCGTGTTATAGATGAGTGCGCCGCGTGCCGTGATGGTCGAGTTTGCGAAGGTCAAGTCGGAAAAGTCCGTGAACCCTGTACCCGAAGACGCGTTGTTGTTCGACGTCACAACACCAAGATTGACCAGCGTACCACCGCCAGCAGTGTAGTTTGTACCTGTTACTTCGTTAGACGCAGTGTATGCGGTGGTGTTGGCGTCAATCGAAGCAGACGAAGTGTACATCGCTAACTTAAAAGTATCGCCGCCTACGCGGAAGTCGTGCACAGCGAGCATAAGCTCGGCCTTAAACGACGTGGACATTGCTTGGGTAATTGCCATCTTAAGGCCTCCTTATGTATCGAGTATGGCGGTTAACTCTGGGTACCCCGCCTGTTTAAATTTATTCACCAGAGTTACGTTGTGGGACCGCACTGCCTCGTGCATATAATGCACAAGCACCCCACGGATGCTGTCTTTGAAGGCTTCGGCTTGGTCGCGGATAGCAGGGTGTGCATTGCTACCGACATAGATAATCTTATCCAACGCACGCTCGGCAACTTCCTCCGGCGTGAAACCACGACCTTCGGTTGTCATTACCATTACGTTGCCAACAGTGCCTGAAACGGGGTCGAACATCTATATCTCCTACTGGACCGGATACCGCGCCTGTGGCGTCCGGTACATATCCTGACGGTTCTTGCCTTCGCCAAGCTGTTTAAGCATGCCCAGTGCCTCGTTGTACCGTTTCTGGTACTCGGCGTTGATGTCCTGCTCACCCTTCATAAAGATATACGCTTCGATAAGCGCACCATAGAGCAGCACGCTGTCGAAGTTATCACCCAACCAGCTTGTACCAGCAGTTACGATGGACTCTGGGTAGTAGAAGTAATGCAGTTCGACTGCATAGTTCGCGTCTGGCGTCGGCCCCAAGATGTACGAGTTCTCGTCAAAGTAGGCGTAGTGCGTGGGTATGCCCGTCGTGCTTGGGTTAGGAAACGACTGTCGTATAAAGCTGACGTCCTTGTTGAGTAGGTATTCGTAGCGTCCAGTGGCGTCGATGACAGCCATGGAGAAGTTAGCCAGCCAATCTGAAGGCACAGACAGGTACTTGTTGCCTGACGTCATGTTACCCGTCACGTTCTTACGCAAATCAAGCAGCTGCACCGTGTTAAAGATGCGCTGCTCAGCCTGTTCGATGAACGTGTTAATCTGTTCGGTAGACGTCAAAGTCACCGTAGTACCGTTAGAGCCGGTCCACGAAGTGTTGGGGAAGTCGTTTTCGACGTACCCTTTGATTGTCTCGAACAGTTGCGCGTAGTTCATTATGCCAGTTTCTTGCTGCTATGCGTGCCCTTAGTCGCCGCACCGGTTCCGCGTGTTTTCACGGTCTGGGTGTTAGGTACGTTGTTTGGGTAGCCGTTATTGTTCTTCACAATCGGCACCGTTTTTGGCTTGTAGTCCATATTATTTACCCCGCGAAGATTTCTTCTGGTTGGCGATTTTGGCAAGATTGCGACCCATGGTCTTCATCTGCATGTTGGTTTTGCCGCCCTTGGCGAGCTTGGTCATAGGCTGGCCCTTGTGCTTCGCACGCTCGTGCTTGTGCACGGCTTTAGCAATCATAGCCTTGTCCTGCTTCAAATCTTTCTTATCCATCACTAATTCTCCGTCTCGATTGTTACGGTCCCTACTTGACCACTACCTAATAGCGTATTTGGAAGACCAAATAAACCCAAAGGATTATTTAACCCTACAGGGTCCCACCCCCACTGAATTATGCGACTACCGTCACTTGGGTTGTTGTTCGGATTGAGACCCGCTTGGTAATAGCTGTTGTCTGGGCGTGGGTTGCGCAGAGCTTGTGGGTCATCCACGGGATACATACCAAGCTGCAACTGCGGCTGGTCAGGTTCCCAGCATGTGGGGCACACCAGAATGTTGACGTTTTTGGTCTTAATGACGAGCCGCTTGAGTTCCTTCAGCTTATAGCGGAAGTTACAACGGTCGCACTGGGCGATTGCCCACTTACCAGATGCAAACCGATTAGGCACACGTCACCGGAAATACTGACGAGGCGCGAGGCGTAACGGTGCCTTCTCACGGTCCTCATCAGCAGCCTGTAGCCAGAGTTCTTCGTACTGCGCCTTTAACCCATCCGAACGCTCAAGCGCGCCGGGGATTTTCAGGGATAGGTGATACGCGAGACCAGCCACCATACAAGGGATGAACCTAAACGGTATATCTTGCGTAGTAACACCATCACCAGCATCCTGTAAGCGGCGCAAGCGCCAGTAGACAAAGGTATAATAATTGCTCTGGTCTGGAGCTGGCCAGACGTTAATCGACGGATGATCGACACCCGTAGTCGAGTTAGTGCCCGCAGGCCGTCCACCTGCCGGATAGGTCGCACCTGACTGACGGTTAATCCACACTTGGATAGGACGCCCTTGAGCGTTCTTGTTAGGTATTGTCGAGTACGTATCAACGCTGATACGGTTAATTGTAATGTCGGTCTGCTGCTCCCCTGTCTGGGTGCGCACGACATGTTCGAGTAGGTCTATAGTATCGACGGGTAACTCGTAAACAATCTGCCCCTGCACCATGGGGATTGAACCTTGCTCGATGGTCCACAGGTTAATACCACGGTTAGCCCACTCAATAGTGAGCAGATTGAGACTGCGCCGCGCCGTACGTAGGTCATAGCCGGTCCGCAGTTCTGCACCGCAACGCTCAAAAGCCTCTTCGACTAGGTCGTTGAGGTTAAGGTTAAATGTGCTGGTGCCAGAAGTGGTCATCGGTATTTAGCTGCCTTCTTCGCTATCGCCTTCGGCTGCTTAACGAACTGCTTGCCCGCTTTAGTGCCTGCGCGTTTCGCTTTGCTTGTAGCAGAGTATTCCTTCGAACTCAAAGCCTCACGTGCTTTCTTAGGTAAGTAGCGCTCACCGGTGGCTTTCGGCCCTTGGGTAGACGGCTTGCCCGACTTGGTGCCCCAGTCTTCCTTAGTCCATTTGGACAGAGATTTCTGAGCTTCCGTCTTCGGGCCGCTATAGCCGCCACCGGATTTCTTATACCGTTGCGTAGCAAGCTGGGCTTTACGTGCGGACCATTGACCCGCGTTTCCACCCTTCGTGCCAGCCTTTACGCTGGCAACGATACGCTTCCACTTAGGTTCGTCCGACCGAGCCATTTACCCGCCGAGGTTCATTTGCTGCAACTTACGCATGGCTTCCATACGCCGGTCTTCTTGGCCTAGCTGCTGCGAATATGGGTTGCCTGATATCTGACCCATTCGCTGCTGGTATCGCTGCCGCATCTCTTTCTGATACTGCTGCGCTTTATCCAGTGGGGCACCAGCAATCTGAGGTATAGCCTGTTCTGCTTGCTGTGGAGCACGAGCAATCTGAGGTATATCCTGTTCTGCTTGCTGTGGAGCACGAGGCTGAACCATAGGCTGCATTTGGTCCATAGGAGACTGACCCAGCTGCTGTTGCCGGTACTGCTGCATCACATTTGCTGCCTGCTCTTCTTGTGGAGAAGCCTGATACCCTTGCAGCGTGTTGAAAAAACCTGCGCCACCTCCCCTTGGACCACCTGACGCAATGAACTGCTCAAAGGACTGCCTAACAGGACTATTTTGTTGAGGTGTAATCTGGCCAAAACCGCCCTGCTGAGACATACCATAGCCACCGCCGAAGCCGCCAAAGCCCTGCTGTTGCTGGGGCATACCATAGCCACCGAAGCCACCGAAGCCACCGAAGCCACCGAAGCCCTGTTGTTGAGGCATACCAAAGCCACCAAAGCCACCGAAACCCTGTTGAGGCATACCATAGCCACCGCCGAAGCCGCCAAAACCACCGAAGCCCTGTTGCTGCTGGGGCATACCGAAGCCACCACCGAAGCCGCCAAAACCACCAAAGCCCTGCTGGGGCATAGGGTTAAAGCGCTGCCGTGTTGGTTGGAATCCACCACCGAAGCCGCCCTGTGGTTGCTGTGGTTGCCGTGGCTGTTGTGGCTGCTGGGGTTGACCGCCAAAACCACCTGCAGGAATAGGCATACTGGTCATTTACTTACCTTTCTTAAAGCCTTTTAGCAGTTGTGCGAACCGCGCACGCTGGCCTAGTTTACCCGGAGCCTTAGCGGCTTTGGCAAGTTTAGCGGCTGGAATTGGCTTACCCTTCTTGGCACCAAGAGCCGAGCGCAATGCACCCGGCTTCTTAATGGCTTTCGAAATGTCGAGCTTTCCGCCTTTGGCATACACCTTCACTTCGTCGGGGTTATCCTTACGACGAATTGTTTTCGCCCCCGGCATTTTAGAAGGGTTTATGGCCCCCATACCCCGACAAGCTCGCATTAGCACTTACCGCCTTTTTTGAAGTTAGCACCGCCGTAGCTGTCACGGCTACGCATCAAGGCCGAACCGCCACGAGCCAACATTGTGCCTTTGGTTTTGCCTTTGGTAGCGCAACCATCGGCACGCTTGGAGGCAGAGGAAACCGAACCGCCCGAAGCGTACTTCTTCATTGAGCCACCGCTGCACTTCTTGACCATTGCACGGCCCTTAGTGTCTGCCGACTTCTTAACCATTGCAGCACCGAACTTAGTCGCTGCGAATGGCTTAGCCTTAGCTTTTGCTGGTTTCTTCATGGTCTTCCCCTTTGTAACTTTGCCGCCCTTGGCTTTGCCGTATTTAGCTTCCTGCGACTTTCTAAAGGCATCAGATGTTTTGAATATGTCGCCTAAAGAGCCGCTACGTGACGTAGAACCCTTTGGTGCCATCAACGCCGATGAAGCGGCAGGTGCGCGTGACTTTCCGAGGTTAGCAGCTCCATAGCTATTCTTTCCGGTTTTTAGGTCGCTAAAAGCTGCCTTGTCGAACTTAGTAACAGGCTCTTTTTCAGCTGCTGCTGCTATTCTACGACGGTTTTGCTGCTGCTTACGGAAATCGGCGCGCCCTGCTTCCAGCCGTGCCCGAGTGCTAGACATGGATGGGTTGTTAATGTCCGGGTTCGCGGAAGGCTTAGGCTTAGCTGGTGCCTTAGCTGGTGCCTTCTTAGTCGAAGTAGCGAGGCCCGACTTAGGTAAAGATAAGGTCTCTGTGATTTTCTCGGAAGCAATCGGTTCGAGCTTGCTTACCGCCTGTGGAGCGCCGTACTTGCGGGTCTTCGTCAGGTTGCTTTCTGCGGCACGTTCTGCGGCGCGTGTAGCACTGCGGTCAGCACCTGTGCGCTTAGCAAGGTCGTCCTTAGCGTCAGCGGTGCGCTGCATACGCTTAGCTTCAAGTACTTCAAGAGCCTTACCGCTCTTACCTGCTGAGTTCTTTTTGAAATCTTTATCAATGTCCGCCATGCGACGGTCGTAACGACCTTGTGCACCACCGGCAGAGAACTTTTTCATTTTACGTGCCATGACTATACCTTTCTCATTTCATCAACTTTGGCTTCAAGCCGTTCAAAGGCCCGGTCAAACCGGTCCCCTAACCTATCGACCAAAGTGTTCATCTCAGCGCGAGTGACATGGTCGCGTGCCACTTCTTCGCGGGTTTTGTTGAGAAGGATGCCAATGCGGTCCAACTCGTCAATCTTGCCCTTAAACAAGAAGCCCATAACCGCCACCGCTGCGCTTAGTACGATGTTCCAAAGCATCATCTCCATATCAGCACTTCCAAGCCCGGAGGGACTTATTGATGCGGCTATTAGGGTCATTCGCAGTCTTCTTGCTTGTGAGCTTCTTCTTCATACCCGTCATGCGCGCACAGAATGACTTCTTACGCGGACCGCCTTCGGGCTGCGGTGCCTTGAGACCGGGCTTGCCCGGGTTGGCTTTGTTGTAAGACGCACGACCCTTGGCGTTCAGTCCGCCAGACTTCGCTTTGCCTTCTTTGCGTTGCCATGCGGGTGTCTTAGCCATTAGACCATCTTCCCTTTCGTCTTGCCCTTAGTAGCGCAGCCATCAGCACGCTTCGAAGCAGTTGAGCCGCCCTTAGCAAACTTCTTCTCTATTATTCCACCCTTGGGTGGGGTTTTGTGTGGGGTCTTAGTCGGGCTTTTTATTAGTGGCATGGGCTTAGGCTTTGGTTTGTCAATAGCGCCGCCAGCAGCGTATATGTCTTTGTCGCCGTAGTTGCTATAATCCAAGCCATAACGCTTCTTATTTTCTATACGCCGCAAAAGCTCTGCCGTCTCGCGCTTCAAACGCTGGGACTCGCTCTCACCGGGGCGAGGCTCAAATCCACGACGGTACCCCTTTCTGGGGGGCATCGGTTTTAAATAAGTAGCATTTG